AGCAATGGCACGTAGTTTACGACAGCCAGTTGCTAAATGGACTATATCCCAACTTTATATTAAAGTACAAGCTCTTATGACCATATATCGTGAATGCGCTAATATTTTAAGTTCCCAGCCAGAGGCGCAGGGGGAAGAAGGACATATAGCTAAAGTTCAATCTATGGTTTTTGAAAATAGTAATTTTAAAAAGATTGAGAGTGATGAGGCGGTGAAGGAAGTCGTTAAAGAGGAAACTACTTATGTAGTCAATTCACAAACGCCACATCAACCACCAGTTATTCATAATACTGTACCTCGACCAGATAATAGTAATTTATTTACTAATATGGAAATGTATTTTAAACGGCCGACAGTGTTAGATCAATTTTCATGGGCAACTACTGATACAATTTGGACTCAGAAAGGAGTGTGGGATTTACCTAAGAATTATGTGACACTACCCGGGATAAAGGAGAAGTTAGCTATGGTTCAATATGCACGACCAGATTTCGAGTTTGAAATTTTGGTTAATGCCACACATTTCCATTATGGTCGTCTAGTTTTTGCCGTCATGCCATTTTACCAAACATCAGCAAGTGTGAGTGTAGCTGCTTGTTATGATTCAGCTTATAATGTATTTACTTGGCCACATTGGTACCAAGTTTCTGCTGGTACTGGACAAAGTGTTAAATTTGTTGTGCCATATAGACATGTGTGGTCACAAATTCAAATAGGGAATAATGCTGAATATAATAGGTATATGTTTTCTATTAAATGTTATGTTAGTGCCCCACTACAAACAACAGCAAGTGCTACAGGGGTATCAGCCCCAGTTGAAGTCACGATTTTATGTAGAATGATTAATCCTCGGTTGTATGGAAATAATTTCTTACTGGCGCAAGGAGAAGAAGTATCTTTAACTAAAGCTCATTGTATTGTACAAAATCCAATTTCTGGTACTAGTACGAAAGTAGTATCATCAGCTTTAGATGGTGTTTCTAAAATAACACGCGATTTATCACAATTGGCATATGCAGCAGGTTTTTCTACACCAGTTAATTTAGGTTCAACAAATAGTATGCAGATTCGTCAACCTTTGTTAAATAAGATGAACGATCTACCGAATTCGGTGGTGTTAGGTAGTGATATGCAAGCTCAAACAACAGCTACGCCAGAATTTGTTAATTCAGAGAGCCAAGATGATATGAATATAAATCAGATTATATCTTCACCCGC